CAATATGATTTTGGAGGTCTTGAAAAACATCCTGCTAATATTCTAAGATTGATTAGTGAATTGGAAGGGTCATCCCAATTATGTAAATATATGGGGTTTCAAGATGATATGAATATTCTTAATGAAATGAAGAAGAGATATTATAAACTCTACTTCAAAACAAAGAAAGAGTATAACAATCCTCTATAGCTCAGTTGGTAGAGCAGGTGACTGTTAATCACCCTGTCCCTGGTTCGAGTCCAGGTGGAGGAGTCGGCCGAATAACTCAACGGTAGAGTGTCTCCTATATGAACATACCTATCTACGATAAAAACGGTGACATTGTACATTCTATTCACATAGATGATACAATTCAGTTTGTTGATGGTAGAGTGTGTAAAGGAGAGAAATACTATTATAAAGGTATTGGTATTCCCTACACGCAGCATCATATTCTTCTTGAGGACATGTCGGATGAATATAATCTGATAGAAAAGTCTGATGTCTTTTATATTGGCAATGCTGTTTCTAAAAAAGTTTTTGCTGGAAAGACTGGAATCTTTCAAGAAAAGTATCAGGTTCACTTCACAGACTGGATTGGTGCCTGTGGAATTAAAGAATTAAACATTCTTGAAAATCTATATGATGAGGGTAGATTTGAAATGTCTGCCATTGAGGTCTTTGGTTATGAAACTATTGATACTGATAATCAACAATACTATTTGAAAGTTGATTATCCTACTGGTAGAACAGATTATCTTTCCGGTGATTCTGATCCACTTGAACTCAGAGAGCTGTTAGACTATATGATTCAAAGTGATTGGAATTTTCCTTGGGATAAGAATTCAATTTCAGATATAAACTTTGATTCTAAAATTACAGATGTTGCTGACTTGTTTAAGTCTTCGGAACTATCTCATAAGATTGGTAGTGTCTTTTCCGTTTTATACAGTCTTCAACAATCTGATGATGATCTCTATCAAGAATTTTGTGAGGATAATAATCTACCACATTTCAATCAAATAAGTTGCGTTATTAACACTCTTACTCTATTGATGTATAATAAGGTTGATGTGTCCCACTTATATCAGAGAACACCTACAGATACATTTAGAAAAGTCATGAGGGAGTATATTATTCCAGGTAAAAACTGTGGATTTTGTGGTGTTGGTAGTTGTAAACGAAAAGTTGATGACAACCTTTCTTATGGTGAATATATAAGAGAAGAGTACTTTAAAAATTTTGATAATGATTTTTGAAAGACCTTGGGGAACCTATGAGATTCTTTTAGAGGAACCAAATTATAAAGTAAAGAGAATTGTAATAAATCCCAATCAAAAGTTTTCTTTACAATACCATAATCATCGCAGTGAGTACTGGGCAGTTGTGGAAGGATCTGGTACAATGAATATTGATGGCTCAGAGTATGATGGAGTTCCTAATACTCTTTGGCACATTCCTTGTGGAGTGTCTCATCGAGCATCTGCTGGCGAAGATGGTTTAGTCTTTATTGAAACTCAAATTGGTGAGTGCGTAGAGGAAGATATCGTCAGAATAGAAGACATCTATGGACGCACATAGATAATAAACCACTAAGTTGATTTCAATGAGGAAAAATGATTACTGTAAGATGCAAAGAGTGTAAGACAGAGTTGACAAGCGTAAGTAAAGTTCAATTCTGCGGTTGCCCAAATCAAATGAGTATCGTAGACAATAAAGTTGGGGCTAAAGACCTTGATAAAGTTGTAATGGTAACTAATAACGTAGAGAGAAAGATTGACAGTCACTTCTCTAACCAGGAACTTCTCTATCAAGAAGAAAGAAGAAGACGTAAAGTTCGTAGATTGGACTTTGATGTCCGTTAAGATATCCACATAGTTTACATTAGTGTAGCAATTTGGTACATTAAATAGTATCGTAGACACTTTCTTTCTACCATGCATCCAGACGAATTTGCTAATTGGGCAATCATTAAAGAGAAGTTTGAAGAAAATGGAACCATAGATAACTACTACTATAAACGAGCTTGTGCTATAGTATCAGGGCAACCAGATCCAATGAAGAATTTTCCAAATGTCTCACAGGATGCCTGAGATAATACCGGAGCACTATGTAACACGACAAGAATGCCAGGAGATGATTGATGATGCAATAAGAAAGCATAATCGTAACGCTGGAATTATCAGTATGTTTGTTGGTTTTTTTATTCTTGGATTGTTTAGTGAAGGTTTGCTAAGACTTATTGGTGTTATTCCTCCAATTCTGCCATGGTTAAAAATTAATTTGTAGGAAAATTATGAAAGTTGGATTGATTGGTTTAGGTCGTACTGGTGAAGGTATGGCTCGTCGTATGCTTGCAAAGGGAATTGAAGTCTGGGGTTACAGTAGTACTAACTATGAGAATGCCTGTGGACAATATGAAGCAGGACACCTTAGTGGATGTGTAACTTCATTAGAGTATCTTGTTCGAGCAGTTAAATCTGATAGTAAACAATTCATTAGTGCTGGTAGAATTCCTGGTATTTTTCAGATTACACTTCCAGAGCAAAAGGCAGAAGACACACTTGATCAGTTGCTACCTTTACTTGAGGAGGGTGATATTATTATTGATCATAGCACCAGTGATATAACAAAATGTCAGGAACTTGAAAAGTATTGTTCTAAGTTAGGTATATCTTATATCTTCTCTGGGGTATATGGATCACCTTACGCTATTGAGGTTTGCTCCAAAATTTTCCAATCACTATCACCAGGTAATATTAAATGACTTTATCTAATGTCTTAATCTGGGTATCAATTCCATTTGTGCTTCTTACTATAACCTTTGGACTCTACAGGGGTGAAAATTTCTACTACGAAAGTGATAATTATGATGGAAATGGAACGGCACATTAAACTGCGTTATGATTTTGCTATGAGTGCATTCGCTAGAATGTATGGTGTAAATCATGTTATGAGTTCATCTGATATTCCTAGATTTTGTAAGAAGTGGGCTGAAACTGAAGGTGAAGAGGCACCTTTTGGAACTATAAGTGAGATCAATTTTTACTTTTTAGATTTCTGGAACACCTGGGGAGGATACGTATGACTCACATCGCACACAAAGCAGCACATTTCGCTGCTGTCACACTCAACAATCCTTTTGGGATTGGTTCACTAAGTCTTGCATTGGTTGTTGTACCTATTATTGGTATGCATTATGTTCACAAATACGGGTGGCAACACTGGGCACCTTTTGTAGGGGAACATAAATGAATCCAGTAATTTTAATCGGTTGCTTTACACCACTGGTTATTATTTTTGTTGTGATGAAACTTGCTGTATGGGTATCTGCTGTTAACACGGAAAACTCTTATGTCGAAGGAGAATCCAAAAAACCACACGGACCATATGTGGCAAACCCATATGAAGACGTTGATGAAGAGGAAGAAGAATTTACAGATCGCACAGATTATTGATGAAGCGATTAATGAGTGGTATTCGCTTCATGGATTACCAGTTCCTGATTGGAAAAGAAAAGATCTAGACTGGTGGACTAGATACCTTGAAAGTTTAGGCATTGACCCTAGAAATCCATAGTGGTATAATTTAGATGCTGTATAATATTCATTATGAAAATTGTAGAGGGAAAAGTCAAAACTGTATTTGGTACTGAAAATCCAAAGGAAGTTTTGATTGAGTATCATGATAAAGTAACTGCTGGTAATGGTGAGAAAGAAGACTACCCAGTAGGTAAGGGATCATTATGCTGTCAAATATCTTCTATTCTTTTTGACAAACTAGAATTTCTTGGTGTCAAAACTCATTACCATAGGCAGATTGGGCCCAATAAGATGCTTTGTAGGAAAGTTGATATTATTCCTTTAGAGGTCATCTGTAGGAATAGAGCAGCAGGTTCTATTGTAAGAACCACTACAATTAAAGAGGGTCAACCAATTATTCCTGCTATTGTTGAGTTTTTTCTAAAGGATGATTCAAAACATGATCCATTGCTTACCTGGGATAGGGTGAGGCTAATGGGATATGATCCTACTCCTCTCAAAGAACAAACATTATTAATTAATGATTATCTAATCAACATCTTTAACCTCATTGGATTTGATTTGGTTGACTTTAAGATTGAGTTTGGCGTTGATGCTCATGGTGATCTATATCTTGCAGATGAGATTTCACCTGATTCAATGAGGTTGTGGGGTAAGAATGATATGGAAAGATATGATAAGGACTTGTTTAGAATGGATGAGGGTGATATAGTACCAGCATATCAGATTATCTTAGATAAGTTACAATCGTTTTTATAAAGTTTATACATAAGACAACTATGGAATTTTATTCGGTGGAATACTGGCAAGAGAATTGGGAAGAGTTGATGAATAAAGTAGAGAATGGTGAATCAATAGGAGTGGAAAATAAAAACGGCGAGAGAGCAGTGATGGTTCCGGCGGATGATGAACTCATACGCATATACACCGAACAGAACAACGAAGGACCCTGAGGGACTGTCGCATATTGGTTAATGCTCTCTGCTTATAACGGGGTAAACTGGGTTCAATTCCCAGCAGTCCTATTGGCTTCCTTAGCAATCTGGTGAATGCAGCAAACTCATAATTTGCCTAAGGTGAGTTCGATCCTCACAGGAAGCACTTGACGGATCTCCGTCATTCCCTTATAATACTAAGGTCAACAAACGAGACGATGACACTCACTAGTAAGTTCAAGAAAGACATTCAAACCCTCAAGGGTGCTGTAAATGGAGACTTCTTCCTGGATGTGAAGAATCCGAAACTTCTCAAAAAGGTTCGACGATATTATGAAAACAATGGTGTTGTCTTTTCGGGAGATGCTCTTGATGATTATGATATTCTCATGGAGCAAATTGCTATAGATCTTGAGTCTGTTGAAGTATCGTGAAAATTTTACTAGAGCGATTTCCTTATCGTTACGTTGAGTGTGGCACATTGGAAATCAATGGTATGCCAGACTATCGCATTCAAAAAGCAAACAGTTGGACTAAGAGGTACAATGACATGTATCTTCTTGATAACCAGATGCAACTCTTGACTGCGATTGATGACTTTGAGTACACCAAATGGTTAGATCCTGATGGTGTTTCTTGTTATGTTAAAGACTCGGTAAGTCGTGTAAACTAGCCCTGGTCGGGACGTTTCCCCTTCAGTCACGGATGGACTTAAACAGAACTGGTGGAGTCACAATGACCCCTTGAAAAACTAAATAATTCTTACAGTATATTTTTTTGTTAACATGACAAAAGGAACAGCAGCAAAATCTGCAAGTGGCGCAGCAATGTCAAAGTATGACGTAGAAGTCGAAGCAAGACTTCAGGCACTTGAATCCAAGTCACATTCAAAGTGTGGTGGCGGCATCGATGTCGATGCAGCAAAACTTGAAGAAATGTGGAACTGGTATCAAAACGCAAAACGAAAAGTTTGATTTTCTTTGTTTATGTAAAACAAAGTGGTGCGGATGGGGTAACTCCCGCCTGGTTTCTTGTTTCCAGGGAAAGAACAAGTGGCGTGCATGGCAAGACCTTTCAAGGGCGGTTGACATCAACCGCCTTTTTTAGTATTATACATACTGAAGATATACATTGGTTTAATGAGTGAGTATAAGAAGACAGCACTTGTGCTCGGTGCTGGTGGCTTTATTGGATCACATATGGTAAAGCGACTTCGCTCAGAGGGATATTGGGTGCGTGGTGTTGATTTAAAGAGTCCTGAGTTCTCTGACACGGAAGCAAATGAATTCGTGCAAGGAGATTTGCGTGATGTAAGTTTTGTTTCCAGAGTCATTCAGTATAAAGGTGAGCAGGGTAACTTCTATAACTCTGTTCCCTATCGTTTGATCCGTCCTTTTGATGAGATCTATCAGTTTGCTGCTGATATGGGTGGAGCAGGATTTGTATTTACGGGTGAGAATGATGCAGACATTATGCATAATTCTGTCACTATCAACTTGAATGTCCTTGAAGAAGTTCGTAAACTAAATGAAACCTTTGATGGTGAAGAGAACGGAACTGCATGTGTAAGACCCTCTTTAGAACAACCTACTAAGATCTTCTACTCTGGTTCAGCATGTATGTATCCAGAGCACAATCAACTAGACCCTGATAACCCAGACTGCCGTGAGGAATCCGCATACCCTGCTAACCCTGATTCGGAGTACGGTTGGGAAAAACTCTTCAGTGAGCGTCTCTACTTTGCTTACAATCGTAACCATGGCATCCCTGTTC